ATCACCACAAGCAACTGCTACAAGTCAAAGTGCACCGACACCTGCTCCAGCAGCAGATCCACGCAACGATGACATTCCTTTTAAGTCAACTGAAGAAGCAGCAGCAGAAGCGGCACCAGCAGCAGCAGCTGAACCTGCAGGCGGAGCACAAGACATTCTTGCAATGATCCGCTCACGTCAAGGTTAATACGACTATATGGCCCCTACGGGGGCCAACTATCTAGCTTAATAAGGAGTAACTATGGCTAAATCATTTGATGTTAGTAAGTTCCGTAAGGACTTAACAAAAAGCATATCAGGCATGAGTACAGGCTTCAATGATCCAACTGATTGGATTAGCACAGGCTCATATGCACTGAACTATCTTATTAGCGGCGACTTTCACAAGGGTGTTCCGCTCGGTAAGGTAACTGTATTTGCAGGCGAATCAGGCGCTGGCAAGTCATATTTTTGTGCAGGTAATATTGTAAAACATGCACAAGAACAAGGTATCTTTGTAGTACTAATTGACTCAGAGAACGCACTTGACGAATCGTGGCTACACGCACTAGACGTAGACACATCAGAAGAAAAACTACTTAAACTAAACATGAGCATGATTGATGACGTTGCTAAAACTATTAGTACGTTTATGTCAGACTACAAATCTATGGCAGAAGAAGATCGCCCAAAGGTACTATTTGTAGTTGACTCATTAGGTATGTTACTAACACCTACTGATATTGATCAGTTTAACAAAGGTGATATGAAAGGTGATATGGGTCGTAAGCCTAAGCAATTGACCGCACTTGTTCGTAACACAGTTAACATGATTGGTAGTTGTAACGTAGGCTTAGTATGTACTAACCACACTTATGCATCACAGGATATGTTTGATCCAGATGACAAAATTAGTGGCGGTCAAGGCTTTATCTATGCATCAAGTATTGTTGTTGCAATGAAAAAGATGAAACTAAAAGAAGACGAGGCTGGTAATAAGATTTCAGAAGTACGTGGTATACGTGCAGGCTGTAAAGTTATGAAGACTCGTTATGCAAAACCGTTCGAAGGTGTGCAAGTAAAGATTCCATACGAAACAGGTATGAATCCTTATAGCGGACTAGTAGAATTGTTTGAAAAGAAAGGCTTGCTAGAAAAGCAAGGCAATCGTCTAAAGTATATCGACGTAAATGGTGAAGAACACCTTGATTATCGTAAGCAGTGGATCGGCGACAAGCTTGATATGATCATGAACCAATACGAAGAAAAACTTGCTCCTGTGCTAAATAGTGACACAGTAGATGCCGACCTTATTGATGAAAATGAGGAGAGCTTCGAATAAAATGAGGAGCAATTCTAAAATGAATGAAGAACAAATAGCCGATATTTGGTCTTTGTTTAAAGAATATTTAGACAAAAAACAAATCGAACTAGTTGCCGAGAAGTATGTAGATCTTCTTGCTGACTACGGAATAGACGACATTACCTTAAAAGATTGCATTGGTGTAGACGCAAGTCTCGACAATGCAATTAGTTATTTCTTACAAATCGACGAAGAAGACTTAGTCGACGAAGATAATGAATGGGAAGACTAAATGGGATGGTATAGTAATATCAGCAGGGACATTAACCAGATCCCTGCTGCTATACAATATTTCGAAACAGAACTTGTAGATGCAAAATTAGAAGTAAAACTAAAAGGCAATGTAGAACGTGCAGCGTCCGAAATGCCTGGTATAGTTGAGCATCGATTTAATCAGCTACAAGAACTAGAAGCCATATTAAACTATTTAAATATTGAGCTGCGAAGACTACGCAGTTCTTTCTTTAAACAATATCTCGAAAACTATCAACGAGCTCTGTCAAGCCGTGACGTTGAAAAATACGTAGACGGTGAGGCAGACGTTGTTGACTATGAAAAGATTATTAACGAGTTTGCACTAATGCGTAACAAGTGGTTAGGTCTACTTAAAGGACTTGATCAAAAGCAATGGCAAATTACTAATGTAGTTAAACTACGTGTAGCTGGCATGGAAGATGCCACGCTATAAAAGATTTACAAAATTAAACCAAACTAAATTAGTTGACGGCATGATAGATTTATTGTCATCAACACAATCTATACCTACAGCACATTCAACTACGAATAATGATATATTTTTTGTTGGCGGCTTTAGAACATCATACGACAATATCATAAATTGTAAAGAATGTAACTTTATTAATATTGACAAAGGTTATATACAACCAACTAATACAATTACACATAATTGGCGGATGTCGTATAACAAATTTCAACAAGATAAAATTATAGATGTACCCAATGATAGATTACAAGACATTAATCTAAACCCGTGGAATAAAAACGGGTCCTATATAATTATACTTGCTCCTAATCCAGATCCGTTAAACTACTATGCAAATTGTAATGTAGAAGATTGGGTAAGTGATATAAAAACAAAACTGTTAAAACTTACTGACCGTAAAATATTTGTTAGATATAAAGATAACAAAAAAATTCGTAGTTATGATCCTTTAGTAAAATATTTAGATGATTGCTATGCAATAATAAGTTTACAAAGTATGGGTGTTGTGCAAAGTACTATACACGGAATACCGTGTATTAATTTAGCGCCAAGTGCATTAGATGGATTACATAAAATGAAACTTGAAAACATTGAAAATCTAGTATATCCTGCTAATAGATACGAATGGTTAAAAAGTTTATCGTATAGTCAGTTCACTTGGAAAGAAATGGAATCAGGATTTGCGTTAAATACAGTTGAACAATATCAGATAGGTTTATAAATGTTTTCAGACGAATATCTACAACAACTAAAATCACTACACGGCAATCCAAAAAAGAAAAAAGGCTTTGGTGGAAAAATAAAAGAGCTTGGTGATTTTGAAACATACTTAACAAAATGGCAACCAATAACTATGTTAGATTATGGCTGTGGCAAAGGAGCAATATTAAGCCATTTGCAAAATAAATATCCTAACATAAAAATAGAAGGGTACGATCCAGCAGTTACTATGTTTGACAAAATTAGTAGACAAAATTACGAATGTATTTTTAGTAATGATGTACTTGAACATATTGAACCTGATCATATACACACAGTATTAAAACATATAAATGAACTGAGTACAAAGTATCTATGGTTGCGTATTGATACCGTCCCTGCTAGGAAAGTTTTACCAGACGGACGTAATGCCCACCTAATTATAGAAAATATTGATTGGTGGACTAACCTCATTAACCGACACATTAATGGAAATATAGTGTTTAGTGGACAAAATGACAAAATGCGTATAGACTTTGCAATAGAAAAACCATAATAAATTTAAGCCATTAAGTGCATATATAAATACTTTTATGAAACAAATTGTATTAGTTACAGGAGGATTTGATCCTCTACACTCAGGACATATTGAATATTTTAAAGCAGCAAAGAAACTTGGCGATAAATTAATTGTAGGTATAAACTCAGACGAGTGGCTTGCTAGGAAAAAAGGCAAACACTTTATGCCTTTTGAAGAACGTTGTGCTATTATTAAAGAACTTGAAGTAGTAGATAAAGTTATTGGATTTGATGATAGTGACGATAGTGCTTGTCAAGCAATCTTCCATACTATGTCAACTAACGTAGGTAAGATTATATTTGCTAACGGCGGAGACAGAACGAATACTTCAACTCCTGAATACGCTACATATGGAAATCATCCTAATGTTGAATTTTATTGGGGCGTTGGCGGAGCAAATAAAAAGAATTCAAGTAGTTGGATTTTAGACGATTGGAAAACACAAAAGACTGTACGTGACTGGGGTTACTGGCGTGTATTAGATGATAAGCCTAACTATAAAGTTAAAGAGTTAGTTATTAATCCTGGATGTAGTTTATCTGATCAACGACATTTTAAACGATCAGAACATTGGTATGTTCTTAAAGGAAAAGTAACAATAGCATTAGATGACGGCAGGATTCAAAATGGCATTGTTATAGAAGAACATGCAAACGGTGTTGTTATAGGATCCGAAACATGGCATAGAGCATTTAATGATACAGATGAACCTGTACATGTATTAGAAGTTCAATACGGAGAAGAATGTATTGAAGAAGATATAGAAAGAAGAAATTAATGAAAGTATTTGTAGGTTACGACACAAGAGAAGATATGGCATATCAAGTATGCAAACATAGCATTGAACGGCATAGTCCAACAGCACAAGTTATTCCGTTAAAACAAAATGATCTTAAACGTCAAGGGTGGTATTCAAGATCACCAGACAAACTTGCTAGTACTGAATTTACATTTACTCGATTCTTAGTTCCTGAACTTGCTAACTTTAATGGATGGGCAGTGTTTATGGATTGTGACATGCTACTTAGAACAGACATTGCAGAGTTGTTTGCACAAGCAGACGATACAAAAGCAATAATGTGTGTACAACATGACTACGCACCTAAAGAAGGTATAAAGATGGACGGGCAAACACAAACAGTTTATCCACGCAAGAATTGGTCTAGTATGATGCTTATCAATTGCGGACATCCTGCTAACAAAAGACTTAACATAGACTTAGTAAATGAGAAAGAACTTAACGGAGCATACTTTCACAGATTTAATTGGTTAGAAGGCAAAGACGAGCTAATTGGTGAGATATCACCTGAATGGAATTGGTTAGTAGGACACTATAAAGAGCCAGAGGATGGCACACCAAAACTATTACATTATACCGAAGGTGGTCCTTGGTTTGAAAACTATCGTAATTGTGAATATAACGAATTGTGGAAACAAGAACTATATGATATGTTTAAGTAAAAATCTTACTGACGAATACATTAACATGTATGCAAAAGGAGCAAAACTTCCTATACATGACTACGACTATAATTATCAAGATAAAAAAGATTCTATATTGATACGAAGTTTAGCCAAGAGAAAAGTTATTTGGGAGTGCCAAAAATCTAACCAAAACTTTTATTACATGGATAGCGGATATGTAGGCAATTATAAGTGTGAAGTAAATCCTATGGGGTGGAAAATGTATCATAGAATTGTTCCTAATGGATTACAACATAATGAAATAGTTGAACGTCCGGACGATCGTTGGCGAAAATTAAAAACTAAAATACATACAAGAAAAAAAGGCGGTAGCCATATTCTATTAGTAACACCTAGTTCAAAGCCGTGCAAATTTTACGGTGTTAAGTTAGAAGAATGGAAAAACGAGACTATTGAAACAATACGCAAGTATACTGATAGGCCTATTGTTATTAGAGAAAAACAACCACGATTTCAAAGATTGCGTAGATCAATTTACCAAGACTTAGACAATGCACATGCACTTGTTACGTATAACAGTATAGCAGCAATTGAAAGTATACTATACGGTATACCTGCTTTTGCACTTGCACCAACAGCAGCAGATCCAGTTGCAAACAAAAATTTATGGAATATAGAAAAGCCAAAGCATCTTAGCAAAGATGAAGTATATGCTTGGGCGTGTCATCTAGCATACGGGCAATTCCATATAGACGAACTTAAAAACGGAACTGCCCACCGTATATTAATGGAGGATAAACATGCCAATTAAATACGCAGTTGTACATCGATCAGACCCTAATAACATTGGTGATTTAGCTGCTAACCCACTTCAATATTTTTTAAACAAAGACGAATATCGAGTTATAGATATAATGAACTGTAGCCTGGAACAAATTCCTACTGATGTTCCGTTAATAATTGGTGGCGGCGGATTGTTAGGAAACGAAATATTTGGTGATGTTATTGAACAATTATTGCAAGCACCAGACACTGCAAAGGTAATGCAACAATGGACAGACGTATGGAATATTGTACAGCACACTAATGCAAAACCAAGAGACCGATTTATGGCAAAGTTACAGCCATTAGTTCATGACTATCTTAATGAGTTAGACAATACAAGACAACCTCGAATACTATGGGGAGCAGGTCATAATGCAGATGTAGCAAAACGTGTTAAGTCAATAGCATACCCCGGATGGATGAATTATTTTGATATGGTTGGCATACGTGATTATAAACAACCATTTAAGTATGTACCTTGTGCTAGTTGTATGCATCCTGCACTAGCAAAAAAATATCCTATAAGAAACAAAGTAATTTGGTTTGAACATAAGAAACAATTAATTAAAGCAACAAACTTTGGCAGTGATTCGATTCCACGTTTTATTAACAGTGGTGGCAATATGGAACAAACTATAGAGCTATTAGGCAGTGCTGAAACAATTATTACTAACAGTTATCATGGAGCATATTGGGGAGCATTGTTAGGACGTAAAGTTATTGTTACTGAACCTTGGAGTACTAAATTTTATGGGTTAAAACACAAGCCTTATATATTAACTAAACTTCAAGTATGGAATGATATTATTGACGATGTCGCTACATATCCTCATGCATTAGAAGAATGTGTACAACTTACTAAAAATTATTGGCAAGAGGTACAGCAACTATGAACAAAAAAACTGTAGTAGCATATGCAGCCGGAGTTCCTAATGCACACAAATCTCCTCATAAAGTAGAGGTGTTAAAAAGATTTATACAAGGGGTAATTGCAAATGGAGATAATGGAATATTACATGCTGGAAATAATATATTAGAAAGTGATGTTAATATGATCCAAGGATGGGTACATGCTAACAGTGTTTTAACTCCGCATCTTAAAGTAAGAAAATATGCAGTTCAAGAAGCAAAATTAAAAGGTAAGCATAGTATTATGTGCGATAGTAACCTTTTTAATTATGACACAGGAAAATTTCATCCTATGCATTATTCACGCTACAGTATGGACGGAGTGTTTCCTACTACAGGTAATTACTTTAGTGATAATCCGGATCCTAATAGATGGAAGCAAATACAACAAGACCTCGGACTAAGTTTGAAAGACTGGCGGTCAAACGGAGTGCATATTTTAATTTGTACACAACGTAATGGCGGCTGGAGTATGTCTGGACTACCGGTTGTAGACTGGTTAGATAAAACTATAGATCAATTACGTAAATTTACTGATCGACCAATAATTGTTAGAGGCCACCCAGGCGACAAACATGCTGTAAAATATTTAAACAAGAAAAAATACACAGTTAGCACTAAT